TCTTTGGGTTTGAGCTTTTTTCCCATGAGTGGCCCCTTTTAAAACAACGCCTGCATATTGCAGGATTCAATGCCCGTGGGCATTTCGCCGCCGGTATCATACGAGCTTTTCAGCGTGCTGGTGAACTGCCCCGACCACCTGTACAGATACCCCGTGTTGCTGTCGCACCACAGCGTGTCCGTGCCGTTATACGAAATGCCCTCCGGGTACGTCGTTGATGTTGAGATGGAAGCTTTCAGCGTGGTTGAGATCTCCCCTGAATACAGATAGAGCTTGTCATTCTCGTATCCGCTCCAGGGCGTGTTCGTCCCGTCGAAGCACACACCTGACGGAAAACCGTCGCGACTGCCGACATTCACCGATGTCTTAATCGTTGCACTGAACTGGCCGGACTGTACGACCAGTTTTGTCGAACCTGTAAACGCACTCACCCAGGGCGTGTTGGTCCCGTCCCAGGATATCCCCATCGGGTTGTCTCCGGCAGGCACCGAATAACTGGTCTTCAGGGTCGATGAAAACTGGCCCGACAATAAGTACAGAGAGTCAGAAACCTGCCCGGTGAAAGGCGTGTTGGTCCCGTCGTACGATGCGCCCTCGAGCCAGGTCTCCCACGACGTGACGTCCTGCTCTGACTTCACCGTCGCGGTGAACTCTCCGGACTGCAGAACCACCTTGCCCCAGTAGTAATTTGACCAGACCACGTCTTTTGTGAGCGCGCGGTGGGTGATCGCGACCCTCGTGACCTCGGTGGCCGCGCCGACGCTCTGTGTGGCGAAACCGCAAAACGAGATTGCAGAGATAACGATTTTGAAATTCGCCTCGATGTCCTTTTTGAGGACCAGAAACTGCGCTTCGGCTGGGACCATGTCCAGCATGGCGTCATCCAGGTAGTCGTCCGTCGTGTCGAATGCGATTACGTCGCCGCGCTCGATGTCCAACAGAGACGGGTCCCCGACGAAATCAATCGATATCCTCGGTTCGTGGCGCTCGCCGAGAATCCCCGAAAGGACCGTCCCGGCCATTGTCGCTCCGGTGATGTATTCCAGCCCCACCTGCTCAGAGAGCGTCCCGTATTTAGCGATCGAGGCCGCCACGGTGGACGTGGCGATCGCCCGGTCCGCTTCGACGTCGTCATCGAATCCGGACCAGTACTTGTCATACGGCCCTGTCAGAGAGTTCCGGATCTCGTCGCGCCTGGTCGTTGAGATCCACAATTGATTGAGGTCGATCTGGTGCGCCATGACGGTCTTGTCTGTCGTGGGCGCGGCAGTTCCGCCGACATAGACGAGGTGGTGGACCCCTGCCTCCCAAAACTGCATGGACCGGCACTGACGGGCGATCTTTGAGAAAAAATCGTTGATGTTCTTCGGGGGATCAACGAGGCAGACCCCCAGGGTGAACGATGCGGACGCATAAGACGCCCCGGACGACGTGTAACTGGTCGAATCGACATCACTCGACGAGAGCCCAAGTACCTCGGTCAGCATGTGGGTCAGGATGTGGTCCGGTCTTTCGATCAACGCGTTCGGCGTCCCGGTGATCGTCCCGCTCGCGTCGTCCTGGTACCCGTTCACGTCCGCCGAGACGACGTTTCCGATGACCGTATCGGCCGAGCTGTTGCCTGTCAGTTCGTAGGTGATCGTCCCGGTTTTCGAGACATCCCCGGACATGGTGACGTCCGCCTCGGTTTCGACCGGGATGTTTTCGATTTCCATCCAGGCTTTTTTGATTCCGATGAATCCATTTCCCCAGTTATCAACGCGAATAATTTGAGCATTAGCCGCGGCAAACTCTGACCATTCATTCCATGAGGTGCCCGGATTCTGCCATGATGTATAAACGACGCTATTCTCATCGGTTTGATAGGCTTCCGCATCAAGCCCGGCATAAGAAAACCGAACCTCCGCGGTTGAAGCCGTTTCAGTGACAGTTCCGACCCGAACGCACAATCGATACCACCCCGGGTTCCCCGAAAATGTCCGCTCCTCTGACAGACACGCGACCGAATGATCATTCTGGTTTGTGAGATCGGTTTGCGTCTCGTCGTTGCCGTCGAACCATGCGTACGGATAAAGCCCGCCCGAACTGGAGACGAATGTGTCGAACTCCCACGAGACGATGTTGTCCTCGTTCGGCTCATGCGTGTGTCCTGGATCAGACACGCTCAGCGTGCCGTTGGTCACACTCAGGGTATCGGTTTTGTCCAGATCGATGTTGATCTGCTTCGTGATCGCGGGCCGCGTCGTGAACTTGATAACAGCCTTGCCTGTGTACGATGCGTGCTCATCCCCGGTCTGCCCTGTGTATGCGGTATAGTTGGCTCCAGGCTGGCGGATCCCGTCCACATAGACGGCATCGATCGCTTTGACCGGGTGATCCGCCACGATGTAAAAGTATTCGGATTGGACCTCTGCGGCCCCGGCCCCGTAGTCGTGCTCGACGGCGCTCGTCGCGTTGTATCCCCTTGTGCACCCGGTCAGCGTGTTTCCGGATTTCCCGGTGTACGAAATCTGCTCCGCGTCGATCTGGACCGCCCCGGAGGACGGCAGACCGCTGACATCCGTGAGATCGACGGATGTCTCTGAATCGTCCAAATCCTCGGCCAGCGTCGTGACCCAGCCTGCGGCGACGGCACGGGCCGGAACGCGCTTGCAGGATCCCCATACCTGCGGGAACATCTTCCCGACGTCGTCCGGATCCGCGTCCGCATAGTCGTCCGTCGAAACGACCGTGTGCGGCCATGCATTCAGATAGGATAACGAGATATCCGAAACCCGGAGGCTCACGGATTCCCGGCTCATCGCTTCGGGTGTTTCGATTTTGCCCTTGAAAATTGATACTGCGTCGTCCGGGTCCGTCGCGCCCTCATGGATCAGCCGGACCGTGACCGTTGCAAATGCCCAATCATAGGCGGCCAGGAGGGCCGAGAATCGATCATATCCCCCGACCGGCTCAGTGTTATTAAGGTCAATTTGAAGGTCACCAGCGCGGATTCTATAATCGGTAGGGTCTATTTCCCCGGTCCGTATGGTTCCCCATGAGACAATGAGGTCGTCATATATTTGATCGTCGAACATATTGAGGGTGTCAAACTGGCGGGAACACAGATAAAGGGCAAGGGCCCCAGGGCTCGAAAACTCGATTGTGACGAGCAAAATCGGCGCGACATAGGGAGAATCAATCGCCGTCAAGGTATTTGGAGTAAGGCTTTTCATAACATTTCAATCACGTTGACATCGATCAGAGTCCGATTATTGTTGAAATAAGACTCACCCGGCGGAGGCTCGAACCGCCCCAGGAAATAGACGTCGTCCTTGTCCTTGAAAAGAAATGGCTTTGAAAACCCGTTCAGCCGGCCGAGAAGGGTTTGAAAGGTCGAAAGATCCGCCGAGGAAAGCGCGACCGCATAGGCCCTTGACCGCCGCTCATCGCCTTGTTTGATGGATCGTTCCGCCCCTCCGATTGACTGGGACCACACAACATTATCAAGATAATTGTGTTGAGGCGCCGGGCTCTTGAGAATGCCGAACGAATCGCCGGACCCGATGAGGATCTCACCGGCCTGGGGATCATCAACATCCGCGATCGTCAGTTTCCAGTACCTGGAGGATTGGCTTGTCAGGGTCTTTGCGATGTAACCTGCCCCGTCCTGCGTCCATGACGTTACCGCGTCGGACCAGGCCGATCCGTCATCCGAGTACTCGAACTGGATCGTCCCGCCGTCGAAGTTGTGGTTGACGATGAACAGGGTCGTGACGTCTTTTACGTCGTCTTCCTGATCGATCTCGATCACCAGGTCCCCGGCACCCGCGCCCCCGATCTCGTACTCGTCGCCGCCCATGCCGCCTATGACATATTCGTCTCCGCCCATGCCCCCGATCTCGTATTCGATGGTCGATCGCTTCCAGTAGAGCGACGCGGCCCAGTCATAGAGCCTGGCCTCTGGATATTCACTTTGCTCGGCCCCGCCGGTGATCGTGACCATTCCGGATTCCAGAATATTTTGAGTATAGATCGAGATTGAATCGCCCATACTTTAGAGTCCTCGGGCCTTCATGATTTCGATTTGCCGTTCAATCTGCCGTGCGAGTTCCGACGCGCCGGTCGTGGTTTCCGCGACTCCGGGAGAGACATTTATGTTGACCGTGCTTTCCTTTTCGCTCGTGGCGCCCGCTGCGCCGTATTGGCTGTATGTGGCCTTCATTAGATCATATTCGTCATTCGGATTTGAAAACCAATCATATGCCTGACTCGCGAAATCCTCTACCGCTGCGAAGGTGCTATTTGATGACGCCTGCTCATTCGCGATTGATGTTATCTTATTCTCAAGACCCGTGATAGACGATTGGAGGCCGGTCTTTATCGCGCTTTGTTCCTGGCTCATATACTGGACTTCACCGGTTTTGATATTTCCACGGGCGACTTGTCCACTTGATATCACAAGATTCTGAGCCGCGATTGTGGCATTTAAGGCATCAAGCCTTAATTGTTGAAATCCTGACGCGGCCTTTGTGACTTCGGATTGAATGTCCTTCAGCTTATTGTAGGCTTTTTTAACCCACTCCCAAAAGTCCTTAATCCATTCAATCGCCGTTTTGAATGCGCTCTTTATGGCATCCGCCGCTTTCGTCGCCCACTCTTCGAGTTTTCCGCTCTCCTTTAATTCAGATAGTTTTTTGTCGATTTTCTCAATTATTGGAAAAACATCCTTGGATAATTTTTCTTTTATGGTCGATACGAAAAGCCCGAATTTTTCTTTGATATCTCCCACGACATTACCGAACGCCTCAAGCCCTCCCGCTTTTGTGTCCCGGAGAGCTTTTGCCTGGCCCTTGACCTGGGCCTCTATCGCCTCTAGGACTCCGAGGAACCCTTTTATTTTGAACGTATCAGCATCAACCGTAATACCGACCCGGCGGAGTTCCCCGATCATGCCCATAGAGGCCTTACCGAGCATATTCGCAGCGCTTTTGAAATCACCGCCCATAAGGGCTGCGACGTCCGCCATTGTTTCCATCACCCGAGGCATGACATCATTTGATATTCCCTCATATGTCATTAAAAATTTAGCCCCGGTGAGAATCGCCTCATCCCCGAACGTAGTAACGGCCTGAATGCCCGCGGCGGTTGCGAGTGTCGCTTTATAAAATTCGTCCGAATATCGACCCATTGATTTCATGGCCGCCATCATGGTCGATTCGGCTTGCTCCTGGACTTTACTTAGCCCTTCCCATTCATCCGTCATGCCCTTGATTTTGTATGCGATCACCCCAAGGGCCAGGCCCGCGAGGGCACCCTTTAGAGAAAAAACTGATCTTGATATTGTCTTAAATGCCCCGACCGCACTTGTAGCGACCCGTTTAAATGCAGTTCCCGCCGACCTTGCAAAATTAGCAATCGCATCGGTCATGTTCCGCTTGATCGACTTTTCGACCTTTTTAAAGGTTCCGTCCGCATTTCGCGCAAATTTTTGAACCTGCTTAGAGCCAAGATCATCGACCTCAATCACATAATTAAATGTTTCATCGGCGGCCATGCTTTGACCTTGCCTTTCTTTTTTCTTTCTCGCGCTCCTCGCGCCGGTGATCGGTTATGGCTTCGATGATCGCGGTAAATTTTTGAAACGTGTCTCTAATCCGCAAAGGACCGAGATCAAAGACAGAAAAAATATAACGAACGGCATCAACATCAAACGAACCATCACCCCGAATAACAAACGGGCTTGCTTGATTAAAGAGCGTCCACGCTTCTTTGTTTTCTGTCCATAAGACCACATTGTATTGACAGTTTTCACAGTCTTGCCTCTCTAGGGTCCCGTCCCTGTATCTCTTCGCACACTCGACGCAGGGATCCGCGCCCGGGCCTCGGTAGATCAGCCTTGAGTATGCGAAGTCTCGGAGTTTTTTCTTTCCGCCTCCCGTTGTGCTTCACGGATCCGGGTCAAGGACGTGATCTTTTCCTGGATGAAATCCATAAACCCGTACGCCCGCTCGATCAGGACCCGCTTGTTTTCGTCCGTGCAGGGCATCTCATCGACCGGGATTTTCGCCGGATCAATCGGGAGGAGGGTCGCGAGAACGTCGGGAGTGAGCCCGCGCCATGCTTTGATATATGGCAAAAGTTTTTTGACGAAAATCTCATCCTTGACCTTTTCGGTACGCTGGTGATTCTCCCATTCGATCCGGGTCGATTCGCGGAGCATCTTTTGAAGTTCGTCCTTATCGAGATACGCAAGTTCGATCTCGAACCCGTTTCCAAAATCAAACCATGCGGAAAGACTCGCCTCATCCCCGCATGATTCCAAGATAGTCTTTATGCTGTCTGTCATCCTTTCCCCCTTTTTGATTTATGCATTCGCGGTAAAAACCGGCATCCCGTGGCCCTGGAAGCTGATCTCTTCGCTCACATGGCCGGTAATTCCGGCGCCTATCGAAAGACCGTTGATGACCGCCCATAGGGTGAAGTGATCGCCGGTTTCGTCGTCGTCAGGGTCATAGGTGAAGAGTTCAAGCAGGTAATATGCCTTTGTCGCGTCGGCCAGATACGAGAGAGCCGTCCACCATGTCGTCCCGACAAAATACCCGGTTGCGCTTCCGGTAATCGAGGCCTGGCCGACAATGAACGATTTCCACTGATCCTGAAACGCGGTGATCTCATCGGTATCCAGGCTGAATTCCAAACCCCATTCATAGAGGTATCCGACCTTCGTGATATTCGCGGCCGCGATATAGGCGCCCGTCCCGGTGACGGTGACGGTTGTAACGTTGCCGTTGAAAATCGCTTTCCCGAGCAAGTATTGAATCTGCGTAACCGTCTTTCCGCCGGTGTCGGTAAAGACGAGATCCGTACATCCGGGATTCAGGAGCCGCTTGTCCGTATCGGTAATTTGGGCCTCGTTTGTCGATTCGGTGCAGGCCTCCGCCGCCAGATCCGACGCGGTTCCGTTCCACAAATAGACGGCCGCCAGTTTTCCATGTGTCGCGCCCATGGTATTACTCCCCTGATAATTTTAAACGGTGATCGACGGCTGTCCGGATCCCAGGAACGAAAACTCAACAGGCACCTTCCCGCTGATCGGGGCCGAAATCGAAACCCCGGTTATGATGATCGTCCCGGACACATAGTCGCCGGTGTCAAGCTGGAAACGGCCATCCGCGAGAGTTCCGGCCGGAGTTGCGGCGACCATGAGATCAAGGAGTTCCTTTTGATAGGTGTCTGATGGGTCAAATGATCCAGACATAGACCCGGACCATCCCGCGCACCCGATGACGTAATCTTTCCAGTTATCACCGAATTCCGTGATCTCATCGGTGTCAAGAGTAAACTCAATCGAGTATTCATTGAGCTCAGCGACCTTGTTCGCCGTTGCGCCGTCCACTGTGACGGAACAGGTTTTTCCGTGAATTGGGTAAGCCATTTTTCAAATCCTCCGGTTTCCTTATGGTGATCCAAAATTGTATCGATACGAGATCGTCATTTCCAATTGCAGTATGCCGACGGATTGAGTTGACCCGCCGAAAAAGAAAGAAACGGATTTAACGTCCGTCCATTCCTGATATGTCCAATTTGTAGAGGACCCGAGCAAAGACAAAAGATCCTCATGGAGTTTTTTTAAATTCGTGAAGTCCCTCGGGTTTTTCGCGTCAACGTATCCCCAAAGGAAAACGGTTATCTCAGCTTCTGATTTTCCAAACACATAATTTTTTATATTCTCGGTCGGGTAATAGACCGCAATCCCGGGCCGGTTAATTGCATCGGTCAATAGGGCCGGACCCTCGATGACCTCAGCGACCGTCAAATTATATCCGTTCGCCGGTTTGATCGTCCCGAGGGCCGTCTTGAGTGCCGTGATTATGGTTGTCAGGTTCGAGGCCATGCCGTTATTTTCGCATCCCCATTTTTATTTGTTTTCGGATCTCGCTTCTCAGTGACGGTATCCGCGCCTCAATGGCCGGCCGCAAATATGGTCGCTTCGGAATCTTGACGCGCTTTTTCAGAACAAACAGCGGGACGACGTTTTTCCCTTTCCGCTGCATAATAACCGGGTCTTTTCCTTTCCTTTTGAGGAGGAACGTGTCGGAGAATGATCTCGCATCCCCCCGGACAACACCGGAGGCCGTCATGGCGCCCGGAAGAGGAACGGTCAAGGCCTTGGCGCGTTTCGGCGTGACAACCCCGCCCTGCTCATGGATACGGGCATACACGACACCAGACCCGCCGGCCCATATGACGCCGCGAGTCCTTGATCCGGTCGAGTCCAATCTGAAGTTAATTGACCATCTAAGGTGACCGGTCCTGACGTTCAGCGCCTTGTCCGATACGTTCCGCATCGCCTCTGCCTGCATCCTGATAAGTTCGGTTTTCATTGCCGTCTCAATGCCAGCCGCGAAGTTCACCCGCTTGAGCCGATCAAGAGCGGCTCCGGTTCCCCGTGTTCTGTCCATCCGGATTCCCATCAGGAGAAAACCTTTCGTGCATATCGATCAAGGACCGCTTTGACTTGGGGTAAAAGATCCTCTGCCCCAAAGGTCGATATTGATCCATCCCCGGCCGACCGCGACGTCATGCCCAAATGTCGGTCAATCGGTCCCTCTTTCGCTTTCCATGCGGCCTGTTCGACCATGGCGCCCTTTAGATCCGCCGGGACGGTCGCATATCCGGCTTTGTAGACGGTTTCAATGTTCTTTTCGCCCAGGGATAACTTGTAACCCCGGAGGCGGATCTCAGCGTGAGTCTTTGAGTATATGAACCATCCCGCGTTATAGATGGATTCAGATTCATCGATCTCGGTTTCATTGACCCGGAGGGTTGTGAAGGTGATCAACGGATATTCGGCCAAGATGAGCCGGTCTGAATCATCGCCGTCATAGATCGCCCGGTCAGGGTCATAAGTTGATGATTCTCCGGAATC